ATGGCAGATAATACGATTGATACTTTGTCAATTCAAATTAATTCTGATGCAGCCAGAGCAGAAAGAAGTATAAAAGGATTGGCTGACGCTCTTGTAAATTTGGCGTCCAGTACAGGGAGAGGGCTGAACAATCTAAGGACTGTTGCGGGCGATATTAAGTCGCTTAACAACGCAACAAAAGGACTCGATACAAGCAAGTTTTCCGCTTATGCGACGGGGATGGACAATTTAAGTAACAGTATAGGCCGCTTTGCCGATATCGGTGACAAAATCACACCGGCTGTAAATGCGTTACAGAAGCTGGCGGGTGTGGACCTGTCCGGAATGCGTGTCAGCGGCGATTTCTCCGGGCTTTCCGCTCTGGCTGAAGGAGCGGGGAAACTGGCGGATGTCGCGCCGAAGTTGTCCGCGTTAAAAGCAAGTGATTTAAACAGAAGTCTAACAGCATTCCAAAAGCTGGGTCAGAGTGATTTTTCAGGTGTTGCGCAGAGCCTGCAAGTTCTCAATGGCCTTGATGTATCAGGCTTTACCGGCCTGTCACAGGCGATGAGCGGGTTTGCCGATTCGGTAAGTAAGCTTGCGTCACTGAAAACGGCGGATATTTCCCGCGCGGTAAAAAGCTTTGAGCGCCTTTCAAGCCTGGATGTTTCCGGACTGGCGGCAGGCCTTCAAGCATTGAATGGAGTTGAAATCTCCAAAATATCAGAACTCGGAATCGCTTTTCAGGGGTTTGCAAATGCGCTTGCCGGTTCGGATAAAATAGCGGCGGGCACTGCGAAAATATTTGCATCCCTTGCGCAATTGGCGGCTTCTGCGGGAAATATTCCAGAAGTTACGGCTAATCTCCCCGGCTTATCGTCCGCTGTCAGAGATTTTACAGCAGTCATGGCGAGTGCTCCAGCCGTTGAAGCTGGAATAGTTTCTCTTGTTGGGGCTCTGGCGCAACTCGCAAATGCCGGCGCAAAGGCAACAAAAACAGCCGCAGCCCTTCCGGAGCTTACCGCGGGAGTCCAGTCGTTTGTCCAGATGCTCGCATCCATGCCGCGACTTGACAAAAATATCCTGCGAGCGGTTGAAGCTCTGGCGAGGCTTGCGGATGCAGGAGGGCGTGCTGGAACCGCTTCCAGAAATCTCTTGCAGAATATCAACCGCCTGTCCGGGGGGATGGGCGGCCTAAGATCTGGTGCGCTTGGAGCAACCGGCGGTCTGCGGTCGTTTACCGGGCAGCTTCTGGCCGCTCTCGGCATCACCGGAGGACTTTATGGGCTTGTCAGAGGAATCAAAGCATCCATCACAGCGGCCTCTGATCTGGTGGAGGCACAAAACGTAATTGAACAGGGGTTTGGTCCTCTGATCGGGAAAATTGAAGATTTTGCAAAAACGTCAATTCAGTCTTTCGGTATGTCGGAGTTGGCGGCGAAAAATACAGCCGGAATTTACGCAGTAATGGCGAAAAGTCTCGGCGTGTTGCCGGATGCGGCAACGGATATGGCGGTTGCTTTAACGGGACTGACCGGCGATTTGGCCAGCTTTTATAATATCAGTCAAGATGTCGCAAATACCGCACTGAAATCCGTTTTCACCGGCGAGACGGAGACTCTGAAAAAATTCGGAATTGTCATGACTCGGAGCAATTTACAGGCCTTTGCTTTGGCGCAGGGCATTAACAAAAGTGTTAAGTCCATGTCACAGGCAGAACTTGTCACACTCCGTTATAACTTTGTCATGGACGCGGCATCCGCTGCAATGGGCGATTTCGCCCGGACTTCTGGCAGCTCCTGGGCGAATCAGATCCGCATACTTACAGAGCAGTTTAAACAGCTTGGAACGATTCTTGGCGGTGGTCTTATGGCGGTATTGATGCCAGTGGTAAAAGGCATTAATGCTTTAATGTCAAAGATCGTTCAGCTTGCAACAGTGCTTTCCTCTTTCCTTGGTAAGTTATTCGGAATTAAAAAGGCAACTACGGGCGGCGGGGCCGGGCTTGCAGGAATTGCTGACACAGCCGGGCTTGTTGCGGATAATACCGAAGCGGCAGCGGGTGGGATCACTGATGCGGGTAACGCAGCGAAAAAAGCGGAAAAGAAAGTTAATTCTTTTGCGGCGTCATGGCATGAAGTGACAAGCATGTCAAGTAATGAATCCAGCGAAGCGGGAGGCTCCGGCGGTGCCGGCGGCGCTTCTATGCCTGATATGTCATTACCGGCGGAATATGAGATGGAGGTAACGGCAGACGATCAGGTAAGCCCCATTCTGGAAGCAATCCGGAAAAGATTTCAGGAACTGGCAGGGCTTTTTATAAAAGGCTTTCGTGTCGGTCTTGGCGACACCTCTGTTTTTGACTCTATCAGGAATAACCTTCTGAGCATCCGGACAAGCCTTCTTGATATCTTTACAGATGATGTAGTTATCAGTTCCTTCAATCATCTTCTTGATACATTGGTATATAATGCCGGTCTGAGAGTCGGGTCTTTTGTTTCTATCGGCGCGACGATTGCCGACAACCTGACAGGCGGACTTGCTCTATATCTGGAGTCTGCAAAGGGCAGGATCAAAGAATGGCTTATCAGTATGTTTGATATTACCGGAGAAACAGATACGATTGTATCTAACTTTACCGTTGCCGTTGCCGATGTTTTCACTGTTTTCCGGTCGGATGATGCAAAGGCGATCACAGCAGATATTATTCAGATCTTTTCAGACGGATTCATGGGAGCGGCTGAGCTGGCGGCAAAACTGGGCCGTAATATCCTTGGACTGTTATTAAACCCCCTGACCGAAAATGCGGCGGCATTCAAGGAAGCGTTACAAAATACGCTGTCTCCGATATCAGAAGTGCTTGGGACCATTGCCAACTCTTTTACCAGTTTGTGGAACACGATCCGTCAGACATATGATGAACATATAGCGCCTATGTTTCAGGCTTTTACAGAGGGGATCTCTCAAATTGTTGGCACCCTGTTAAGTGGATACAATGAGCACATAGCCCCTGTTTTGGGCGCTCTCGCCGAGAAATCTACAGAAGTCTGGCAGGGAACTATACAGCCGCTTCTTGAAAATTTCATCGGCCTGTTCGGAGATGTTGCGGATTTTATAACGGTTACATGGAATAATGTATTTCAGCCAGTCGTTAACTGGATCGCGTCCGCTATTATGCCCACGGTGGCTCCTGTCCTCAGTGCTCTGGGGAATGCGTTCCTTGCTACCTTTGAAGTAATTGGGAGAATCTTTGACGGTTTTATTACTTCGTGCAGAGGCGTCTTGCAGTTCCTGACGGGCACATTCTCCGGCGACTGGTCAAAGATGTGGACGGGTATCAAAAATGTCTTCAAAGGCATCTGGGACATGTTTCCCGATTTTGTCAAAGAGCCTGTGCGGGCTATTATCGGCGCAGTTAATAAAATGATCGATGCAATACAGGGTGGAATTAACTTTGTCATCCGTGGATTGAATAAAATTCATTTTGAAATCCCGGACTGGGTGCCCGGAGCGGGCGGCGAGTCGTTCGGATTCTCTCTGTCAGAAATATCACTCCCAAGGATTCCACAGCTTTCCAGGGGCGGAATCTTGGACAAAGCGACACTTGCTCTGATTGGGGAATCGGGAAAAGAGGCTGTCCTGCCGCTCGAACGGAATACAGGGTGGATGAGTGATCTTTCCGGAAGAATATCAGAAAATATAAAACGGGACTTTGGAGATACAGGGAATTTTGCAAATGATATCAGGTCCATCAAAGTTAATGTTCCGATTCTGGACTATTCCATTCCGGAGCCAAAGGGATTTACTCCGCAATATTCAGAAGCCGATATGGGGCGTCTGAAAACCACTCTTCAGATGGAAATGGATGAGAAGATGGCACAAGTGGCATACGAGAACCAACAGTTGCGTGATGCTGTTGAGCAGAATACGCAGATTCTGGAAAAAATTCTGGCGCAGGGTATTGTGCTGGACGATAATACCTTCACCAGTAAGTACAAAAGCGCATCCAGCAAATTTTACAAGCAGCACCATTATGAGATGGGACTGTACCCTGCTGGAAGGTAA